TAACTCTTTTGCTTTTGGACTACTAGCCAAATCTGCACAATTGTTTTTTCGGTCCTCAATTCAGTTTGAAGATGTAAAAACTAGATTAGTTGGTTTAACTGGTAGCGTAGAAGGCGCAGAGTCAGCATTTGCTAAGTTTAGTAAAGTGGCTGCTACTACTCCATTTCAATTGCAAGATGTTGTAAACGCAGGTGCGCAGTTAAGTGCATTTGGCGCAGAAGCATTAGAAACCATTAAACCTATTACTGACTTAGCTGCGTTTATGGGTACTACTGCTACAGAAGCAGCAAATGCCTTTGGTCGTGCATATGCTGGTGGAGCAGGTGCGGCTGATATTTTGCGTGAAAAAGGTATTTTAAATATCATAAAAGATTTTAAAGGCATTGATAATATCACGCAATTAACTTTACCTCAGTTTAGACAAGCAATGCTTGATGCCTTTGTAGAACCAACAGTTGGTATTGCAGGTAGTACAGATAGGTTATCAAAAACATTTACTGGCGCATTTAGTAATATGTTGGACTCTGTAAGTAGATTGACAGCAGAATTAGCTGAAAGTTTTTTACCTACATTAACATCTGCTACAACAAAAGCAACTTCGTTTTTTGATAATCTTATTGAAGGTGTAAAAAGCTTTAAGAATGTTCCAGGTGAATTTAAGGTATTTGGTGAAGAATTAGACTCTTTTACCAGAAAAATTCAAAATACAGATGATATAAAATTTTTAAATGAAGAATTAGAGAAGATAAGTAGCAATATGGAGTCAGCTTCAGAACCAATACAAGCTACTAACACACAAATTACTGCATTATTACCAAGTGTAAAGCAAAGTAATGACCAGTTCAAAATATTTTCAGATAGAACACAGCAAGGATTTATAGATTTAGAAGCGTTTGATAAAGAACTTGTTATCACTGAAGGAGTTTTTGGTAACTTAAAAACTGCGCTAGATGAAACAGAGCAATCTCAAGCTGCTACTAGTGTTGGTGTAGAAAAATTACAACAACAATATGACTTGATTATCAATAGATTAAAAGAGCTTTTTCATGCGCAGACAACTCAAGTAACAAAAGCTCAAGAAGTTATTAATTCAGAAGAAGTAAGACAATCTAGAATTGCTGCTGGTATTGAATTAGATAAAATGAGACAAGGTCAAATGGCAATTGAGAATCAATTATTAGATGACCAAGTAGCACGAATGGAAAATGCTGCGATGGCATCAGCAGGTATGGTAACTGAAAATGAGAAAGTTTCAATAACTGCGCAACAAGCTGCACAAGGTATTTTATTGATGGCCAGTTCATTAAAATCATTAACAGATGCTGGTGCAACTTCTGAGCAAAAATTTAAATCATTAATTAGTACTCTTGGGCAGTTGCTTATGTTAATGCCTGATCCTAAAGCAAAAACTGGTGGGGCAATACTACAAGCATTCTCAATGTTTATTGGCCATACTGGTGGATTAATTAAGAATAATGGAATACAGCGATTTGCTACTGGCGGTATGGTCCAAGGCCAAGATAACGTACCAATTATGGCGCAGGCAGGTGAATTTATTATGCGCAGAGAAGCAGTGCAGAATATTGGTGTTAATAATCTTGCGGATATGAATAGGTCAGGTTCAGCAGGAAGTAATGTTACTGTTAATATCTCAGGTGGATTAATTGATGATGGATATATTAATAATCAATTAATACCAGCTATTAATGAAGCTACCTCAACAGGCAATAAATTAAATGCTTAGTTTCGATGCTAGTCTATCTAGTTCATTAAAATACGCTAATACTACTGCATTTTGGGTATTAAAATTATATTACAATGATGAATCTGCATTTATTGGTGTTTCTGATGTAGATAGAAAGGATGGAGATGATATATACTATGGATTAATATCTAGTTTTGGCTCACACTCCCAGCAGTTAGACTTTTATGATTTTACTACCTCAATTTCAAATATGAAAATTAAGGTTATCAATACTGAAAGATGTATACAAGGAAAGCGATTTTCAGACTTACTATCAACTTATAATTTTGCTAATCGAAAATGGGAATTGTTTTTAAATACTGCGCAGACTACTACACTTGACACAGCAGCAAGAATGATAGCTACAGGAGTAATCTCTGGAGATATACAATACGATTACAATAGTTTAAGTATGGTTTTAATAGATAAAAATTCAAAAATACATAAACAACTTCCTACGTCCACATTAGGTAGTACTAGCGGAGTACCAAGTAATAATAAAAATAAAGGTATTCCGATGACATATGGCGATTTTTACATTGCTGATGTAGGCACTATACCAACTACTCATTTTGATAGATTTTCAAATTTTTATAGAAATGCATTTCCTGCTATCATTAGTAATAAGTTTGATGCCACTAGTGAAGTTGTGACAGCTAAATTAGATAGCCAATCTATGCATACCTTAGATAGCGAAAATGTATATTATTATACAAATGGTCATTATGCTACTATAATGAGTACAGATGTTGATGCAACAACAAGCAATCCAGAAATTGATTTTAATGGAGCAAGATGTAAAGCATATATTCCACTTAGTACAGATAATTTTGCTACTAGTGGCACAGGCACTCAGGCAAATGTTGCTAATATGGTAAATGGATTATTTAACGACACAAGTATTGGTAAGATCTCAGTAACAGATGGTAATACTAGAACTATTTTTTTTGGTATTCCAAGGATACCAAACATGGGTACAGTAGTTAGCACTACAGCAATTGCCAGGTTAGGTGAAGTAGTAGGCAGTGGTGTTTCTGATTTGACAATAGGCGCAACTAGTTTTCAATTATCATCTACTAGTGATGATTCTGAAATTTCTGCAACAGTTAATTACACTACAGACCAAAAAAATGCTTGGGATCTTGAAGGTAGGTTAAATATAAGCGTTACATCGGCATCTGCAAGTGGCAACGCAAGTGTTGAAATTCAAGAAATTGGATTTGTTGTAGAATTTGATATTACAAATATAGAATCGCATAATGTTTTAGAATTTTATGAAACCACTATTGGCGAACATTTAGGATATAAAGGTGCAGTTTTATCTGCGGTATACGATAAGAAAATTACAAAAACTAGAACAAAAACGACAAACTATCCTGCGAGCTATGATTTTATATATGCTTCTGGAAAAGGAAGAAAATATGGTAGTTGGATTGATGCAGATTCTAGAAATAATGGTTATGACCAAAATCAAGTACTGCAAAATCCAATATATATAATAGAAGATATATTAAGAACTGAATTATCTTTATCATCTAGCGATATAGATTTTGCATTATTTGACACAGCAGGTAATGATACTAATGGTCATATTAAAGAGCCATTTAATGAAGATGCTACAAGAGATATTAAATTTGCGTTTAGTCAGTATAAATTCATTAATTCAAAAGAATTGATTTTTAGAATATGCCGACAAGCATTTACTTGGTTTTGGATTAGCGGAAATGGTAAAGCAAAAGTTAGAACATTGTTTAGGCCATCAGATACCTTTACAACAGATAAAACTATAGATTATTCAGAAATAACTTTAAAATCAATATCAAGAACTCCATTAAATAATGTAAGAAATGACATTACAGTAAATTACAATTATAGTTATGGTTCTACTGAGAATAAAGATAAAGTAAATACCACAGATTCTACATCTGCTGGTACTACTGTTGATGGCTATAATGACTCATTGGAATTTGATATGGATGCTGAATATATTATTAATACTACTACTGCAACGCAGTTAGCAGATGGATATAAAGCGATATTTAAGGATAGAAAAGTTGTTATTGATTTTGATGTTTTAACGCCAAAGCATAACGATTTAGAAATTACTGACCATATTACTTTTAGTAATTGGGATGAAAAAATTAAACTATATGGAACTGCTTTTAACTCTGATGTGTTTTTAATTACAAATATATCTAAAAAAGTAAATCGCTGTTCTATTAAAGCAATAAAGGTTGATGCATAATGAGTTATTTAAATATTAGGACACCAAAATTCTATACAGATCACGTTAATTTTCTTTTAAGCAATGGTAGTCTACAAAATTCAAGCGCAATGGCTTCAGATAACTCTATTGTATATGACGTAGCTACTGGCTCAGACCTTATTAATACATTCACTGTAGGCAGCGAAGATGAATTATTTGATATGCGTCCAATGAATACTGTGACATTCACTACTAACACAAATGCTACTGTTAGAGCAGATCACGTTTTAATTAATATTAATAAACAAACTGCTAATTTTAAAACTGATTATGTAGCAATTTTAAATCATAACATGGCTACTGCTAAAGCTAAAGTTAGAGTAGCTAGTAGTGATACACTAGCTCATATTCAATCTGCTGATATGAGTAGCGCAACCGCAATACCTAGTGTAACAGAAATAATAAACGCAGATGCTATTTCATCTAATTTTATTAAACCTGCTACAGATGGTTCTACTATTTTTACATTTACAGCAAATGATGATTTATATTATGGAATTCAGTTTGAAGGTACAGGGAGTGAGTCAGATACAAACACAGGAGATGGTTTATTTGATGACTCAGAAAATCTTAGAATTGGTTGTATTATGATAGGAGAACACTACACAATGCCACAATCTCCAGATATTAATGTTAGACGTTCTATTGTATTTGATGGTGTTAGTGTTCAGCAAACATTGGGCGGTCAAAAATATGCCAATGCAACTCATTTAGGAAAAAGGTTTCAAAATTCAAAAAAGAAATCACCTTTTTCTCTTTCAACTCATAACTCAGAAATACCTGGAGGTAGAATTATTTACGATATGCAGTTTTCATATGTGCCAGGATTTGAGCTAATACCAAATAATATCTATGATGAATATGAGTCAGGAGATATGTTTTATGGAGATGTTTGGAATAGAGTGAAAGGTAATTTAATACCTTTTATTTTATCTATAGACTCATCAAATACTGGTGCTAGAGCAGAAAACTCAATGATGTTTGCAAGATTTGGAGAGAATAGTTTTAACGCAACGCAAGTTGCGCCAGACATTTGGAATATATCAGTACGCATCGAAGAAGAATTCTAATATAAAATAATTCTTGTTAGTGTTGACAAGGCATATTAAACTTTGTCAACACTTATGAAAGATTTACAACAACATATGAGAGAGTGTGGTTTTTCACAAAACCAATTAGCACGCGAAATTGCTTTAGATAAATCAATGCTTTCACTAATGATGCGTGGCAAACGTAAGTTTCGTTACGAACACAAGGTCAGAATCGCCAAGGTTTTAGGCATTAAAATGAATTTTATACAATGGCCTTATTAATTTGTTTTCATACATGGGTAGTACTGATTAAAGTGACGTTTCCTCAACACTCTCTCTCTCTTTTACGTCACTAGGTACTACCCATGATCCTTACAATCCATATTAAAAATAAACAAGAAAGAATTGAATTTGCACGCGAAGTGCAGAATCTATTGGGTGAATCCCAAACATACATTCCAGACGCTAATTCAGACATTGGTGTAAGAGCTAATACAGATAAAGCTACATATCAAAAGATACTAGCTTTAATTGAGCGCAGAGGATATACAATAACAAAATAAGGAGTAAATATGAGTGGATTACTTGAACCATCATACGATGTGCCAAGTTCTGGTGAATCTAGTTTTATGAAGTTCCAAAAAGGCGAAAATAGATTTCGTATTTTGGAAAAACCAGTACTAGGTTATCTTTACTGGCAGGATGATAAAACGCCAGTGCGTATCAAAGAAGCTAGTGAAGCACCAGCAGGTGAGAAGCCAAAGCACTTTTGGCAGTTGCCTGTATACAATGATGGTAATGTCAAAGTATTAGACATATCACAAAGCACAGTGCAAAAGCAGTTAACTGACCTTGATCGCAACAGCGAATGGGGTAATTTATCTGAATATGATGTTATCGTTACTAAAAGTGGCGATGGAATGGACACTACTTATACAGTAACACCATGTCCAAAAGCACCGCTTGCAGAAGAAGTGAATAACTTGTTTAAGGAGTTTTTGAAAACCTACGAGCCAAATAAGGTTTTCGAGAGTACGCCTACCGCAGAAGATGAAGAGGATCTACCTTTCTGATGCCTTCTTCCGCATCCC